CGGCATAGACCTAAGCGCAGCAGCAGTAGAAGCTCACGCCCTAGAAAAGGGAATCACAGACGGCACAACACAAATGACCGAGGCAGAGAAGGTCACAGCGCGCTATAGCTTGCTAATGCAAGAAACATCAGGCGTAACCGGAGACTTTGCAAACACCTCAGACGGCTTAGCTAACCAGCAGCGCATACTAAAAGCAGAGATAGAGAACACTCGCGCGGAAATCGGCGAAAAGTTCATGCCTATAATGCAGGACTTCCAAGGGTTTATTCTAGAGACAGTTATCCCGGCAGTGCAAGACTTCTGGGAGTCAATCATAGATCCTAGCGGTGAGGCACAAACTCAAATAAGCGCTATCGGTGATTCTATGAGCAAGTTCGCAGAGACTTTTGGGGTAGCCTCAAATGACATAACATCAGATCAGGTTTTCAACTGGCTAGGTGACAGCATTATTAGTGTCATGAGAATGCTCACACACCTGAGCGTATTCACTCAGGAAACTTTTGGGGCTATTGGTCAGATGTTTAGCGCCACTCCTTTTCTTAGTAACCCTGCCGCATACTTTTCAGACATGGCAGCGGCTACAGCAAGATTCTCAGGAGCTATGGGTAAGGCTAACGCGGCGGCAGCGGCTATCTCTTTTGCGCCAGATGTAACATCAGGTGCAGGCAATCAGCAGAGGCAAAGCAACATGACTCCTACTCAACGCTTCGATCAGTTCGGCAAGCCTATTTCGCAGACTAAGGGGAATACAGGCTCAGGGAGTGATGCAGGTACAACCATAAATGTAAACATCAACCGAGCAAAGGTAGACGCTCAGGACATCATTAGAGACATCAACAGCGCCCTAAAGACACAGGGAAGTACGCGGCTTCTGAGATGACCACAATCCCTAACTTCGACATTACAAGTGACCTAAGGGTCGAGTTCTTTTTACCCGACACCTCAGATAACGCTTTTATTATTGGAATTAGCACACTAGGCAGCACAGCAGTTCTATCAAGTGGCAACCTGTTTATCCTCGGTGAGAGCCTGCTGGGTGGAGTAAACGTCTTAGGCGGTGGAGGAGAACAAGCGTTTAGCTGGCAGAACTTATCATGCACAGTCAATAAAGCCCTAATAGAGAACGGTGGTTCAATTCAGGATCAACTTTACTTCCAGCCTGAGCCGGCAGCAGCGCGGATTACTCTACAGAGCTACGCCTATGACCCTTCTGCAAACAGTTCGTTTAGACCGGGCGTACCTGTCAGAATCAAACTGGTAAAAGATGCTGTAGATAAGATTATTTGGAGCGGCGTAGTTGATAGTATCGGGGGCAGCTACACGATAGACGGCAATAACCTGCTCCAGGTAACAGCCTATGACTCTATGAAGCAGCTTCTAAACACTCGAATAGCCTCATTCGACTCAAGTAATGAAGACGGCTATGTATCTCCACTAGAGCAACTCGAGCTAATTGCTACAGAGTTCGGTACTACTATGAGCGCTCTAAGCATTCCTTCTGCTGGTCGCATACCCTCTCAGACACTCACTCAAGTGATACCGACGGAGCTAATACTAGATGCGATACAGGTAGGGCTAGGGCTATTCTGGATAGACTCAGAGACTCAGGAGCTCGTATTTATTCCCAGACCAGACCCCTCTATTCTTCCGGACTTCCCGGTAGGAGGGGGTTACTTCACGCTAGGCAGTTCTGAGCTAGGTGGCATAGATGTATTAGGTTCAGGTCAAATTGTTTACACAATCGGTAATGATCACACAACCCAATATCACCTATGTATGACAAACATAAGCACACTATCTAGCAGTGATGAGGTCTTCAACTCGCTCCGAGTAGATCTAAAATCAGACACAGATACTTTCGTAGTGCAAGAGAACGCAGACTCTATCTCACTTTATGGGGTTTATGCCAAAGATGTTACACTTAATACGACAGATGAAACAGAGCTTACCAGGTGGTCAAACTTAGTCTTTAACCAATCCCCTACAGACTTAGTGCAAAACATAGAAACACTTACCCTAGACAGACTAGGCAACTTGACAGAGGCAGCCTTCCTATTACCCGGTGAGCTAATCGGAGTGGACTTCTCTCAAGACATACTAGAGATTTTGGATTACTACACCATTACGAAGGTGAGTCATTATCTTGACTCAGACACTTGGCTAACTACACTAGACCTATGGAAAGAAGCATAAAATGACCTATAAAGTATTCGCAAACGGTAACCCACTGCAAGCTAGTGAGATAAACCTGAACCTAATGCAGCAGGCTATCGCTGTCTTCACAGATGCAACTGCCAGAGAAGCTGCTATCGCTGTCCCGGTAAACGGGCAGTTTGCTTACCTAACTGGAACTAGCAACCTAACTAAGTACACCGGGGCAGCCTGGGAGAATGCAATAGCAGACACAGGCACAACGGTTAGCGAGCAGGCAACTTCTAGGGCAATAGTCGCAGGAGATGCTAACAGCTTTATCTATGCAACCGCAGCGATCACAATAACTGTAGATGATGAGCTTGCTATCGGAGAGACAGTAAACTTTGTTCAGAACGCAGCAGGCGCAATTACTTTCGCAGCAGGCGCAGGGGTTACGCTCAACTCTAAAGATGCTGCCCTGCTTACAGGCGGTCAGTTTGCAGGCGCAAGCATTACAAAGAAAGCGACAAACAGCTATTACCTAGTCGGCGATCTCGCATGAGCCTAATCCCATTCGGCTTTTGGGCTGCTTCTGGTGCAGGTGGAGCGCCTTACTACATAACCCTACTAACAGGTGTAAGCGGTTCGGGCGGAATAGCTTATGGAGGCGCAGCTCAATACTTAGGGAGGACCGACACCGCAGGTTATAACATTCAATTTGATAGCTCAGGTTCAATCGAGTGGCAGCGTGAACTTTCTGGTACTGGTTCTTTTCGGGTTGGTGACACTCAGCCCTTAGCTATGGATAGCTCGGGAAATTCTGGCAGTTGGGTAAGAGACGGCGAATCTTCTCCCTATGGTGGCACTATGGTAAAGCGAAATTCTTCCGGAGTGCTTCAATGGCAGAGAAAGTACGCCAGAGACTCCTTCTCAATACAAGGCTGCACAGCAGATTCATCAGGCAACTTTTTAGCCCTAATAAAAAATGGCTCAAATACTGACATAATAAAATGGAACTCAGCAGGAACTTTACAGTTTTCTAAACAATTTAGCACAAACGACTGGGTTTCTTCTATTGCGGCTGATTCCGCAGATAACTATTTATTAGCTAGAGAAGAAGCGGGCGGAGTAACAAAGCTAAACAGCAGCGGCGCTATTGTCTGGCAAAAAGGTTATGTCGGTAACTTTTATTCTGGTGCAAAAGTAGGGGTTGATAGCTCAGATAACGCTTTCTATTGGGGCAGGCAATTTGAAACTGGCAACGATAAAGCTCTACTCTTCAAGCACAATAGCAGCGGTACAGAACAGTGGCAAAGAAGTGTCACTGCGCCTAACTCTAGCCAAATACTTGCAGACATAAAAACAGACTCAGACGATAATATTTATGTCGTTCTAGAGGATAACGGCAACCAGGATTTTTACATAATAAAATACAACACAAGCGGCACTGTTGTCTGGCAAAGAAAAATTACCTCATCTGGAGACTACTACCCGACAATCGCGATAAATGAAGAATTTATGTATGTGGCTTTTCGACCAAGCTCTACTACTGCTTTTGTTCTTGCCCTTCCTACAGACGGATCACTAACCGATACTTACACCGTAGGCGCTGCAACCATAACCTATTCCGCTTCAAGCCTGACTACAGGAACGGTGAGCATCTCAAGCAAAACAGTTTCTACAACTATCGGAGACACAGGTGTTGGCGATAGTGCAGGCGCTTTATCTGATTCTGCGTCTTCCATAACCCAAACCATACTAACCATATAAGGAAAAAATGTCATACATATCAGCAGCAGGCGAGTACCCTAGACACATAGGAGACATTCAGCTAATTTCACCTAACTTTGTTGAAGGCAACACGCTCCCGGTTGGTTGGCGGTCAGTTATAGAAACAACTCGCCCAATACCCGGCAAGGATAAATTATCGGTAGAGGCTTTCCCTGTAGAGGTAGACGGCGTTATGACTCAGAGCTGGACAGTTCGCAAAATGACAGCAGATGAATTAGCTCGCAGAGATGCACCTGCTAACGCCAGGGCAAAACTGATAGATCTAGGACTAACCGAGCTAGAGGTAAACGCTTTGGTTGCTGGGCTAGTCAGATAACTAAATGTCAGAGCAAATACCTAGAAGCAGCACGCAGCAGCAGTTACTACTAAAGCTAGTAGGTGACATGGCAGAGGTGAAAGCCGGGTTCAAGATGCTGCAAGATCATGAGGACAGAATCAGAGAGCTAGAAAAGGCTCGCTGGCAAACAGCCTGGATTACCGCTTTCGCTTCTGCTGCTCTAACTGCTTTCGCTGTCACTATTGTTTCGCAGGTGCTAATTTGAGATACCCACTTCCTAAAGCAAGCATCACAGCACTATACGGCGCTAGAGCTAACAGGACTAGCCCTCATCGAGGCTTAGACTTTGGCGCAGCAACCGGAGCTTGGATCACAGCTCCGGAGACAGGCACAATAGTAGTAAACACCTGGAGTGATGTTTTAGGCTGGTGTCTAGTTCTGCGCTTCTGGCATGAGGGTAAAGACATGCCTATGTATCTAGGCTTCGCTCACTTGAAGGTAAAGAGCAAGCATAAGATCGGTACTAAAATCTGGGAAGGTAATAAGTGGTTCGCGGCAGTAGGCAATACTGGGAGCGCCTCACGCGGTAGCCACTTGCACCTCACCTACGGAGATACCCCAAGACACATCTTTAGCGGTCAGACATTCGACCCATTAGCCCTATTAGAAAGGTTCGTAAAATGAAATTTAACCCTCAGATAAGGAAAGCTATTTACGCGGCAGTCGCAGGACTTGTACCGCTCTTAGTAATCGCCGGGATAGTTACCGGGGAGCAGTCACAGCAGATACTTAGCAGCGTGGCAGCAGCCCTAGCGTTCTTCGCTTCTGTTATGGCGGTAAAGAACACCGAGGTAAACAACCCGGAGGAATACGAAGATGTAACTGAGGGCATCGAGCCCCCCCACATTCCAGGCGTATAATGTCTAAGGCTCTTGCTAAGGTGAGGGCTATGATCACAGTAAACAAGACAATCGCCAAACTAGGCGGCACTCTAATCGGCACGCACCCAGCCGGCTCTACTGAGTGGCACGCACAGAGAGCACACGCAATAGGCGGTAGCGACATAGCCCCGATTATGAATAAATCCCCCTGGACTAGCGCGCTGTCATTATGGGCGCAGAAGTCAGGGAAGCTACTCTCCACAGAGAGCACTATGGCTATGAAGCTAGGCAACTACTTCGAGCCTGCTATAGCTCGACTGTTCGGAGACATGCACCCACACCTAATCCTGCACACAGGGAACTACACCTACGAAAGCCAAATCAACCCTGCCTTTCACGCTAACCCTGACGGCGTTGTTGAAGATGAAGACGGCAGATTATACATTCTCGAAATAAAGTTCTCAAGAAACCAAATGGCTGAATTACCTGAGCATTATCGCCTGCAAGTTCTTTGGTACATGATCGTGACTGGCTTGCATAGTCCTGCTGTGCTTTGTGCGGTCGCAGGAGGCGAATACAGGGAGTTTACGGTGGAGTATGACCCGATAGAGGCTGCCCTACTTATGAAGTCCGCAGAAGCCTTCCTAGAGTGTCTTAGCTCCGGTGTCGAGCCAGCACTAGACGGTAGCGAATCAACTTATACAGCCGTTAGGATTCTGCACCCGGACATCGAAGACGAGGAAATAGAAATAGATGCAGAGGAATACGGGCTGTTACAAGACGCTCTCGAGCAGGAAAAGTTTTGGAAGCAGCAGACTAATCTGCGCAAGTCGGTCATTCAGCACTCGATGAAGGGGATACGCTACGGCTATGTAGACGGCGAATGCGTAGTAATGTTACAAAGTAGGTCAGGCGGAGCGCCTTATCTCAAAATCACAGGAGGATAAAAATGGGATTCATGGATAACTACGAACCAGTATCAGACCGGATAGGCAAGTTCTGGGACAAGCACCCAAACGGCAGAATACACACCGAGATAAAGCTAATCAACGAAACAGAGATCGTCATAATGGCAAGTGTCTTCACAGACCGGGAGGACATGAGGGCGGCAGCTATTGACTTTGCCCAAGAAACTCGAGGCTCAAGCGCTATCAATAAAACTAGCTTTGTCGAGAACTGTGCAACAAGCGCAATCGGTAGAGCGTTAGCAACTTTGGGATTCCAAACTAAGAAAGACGGAAAGACTGTTCGCCCAAGTATGGAAGAAATGCGTAAGGTATCCTCAGAAGCTCTAGGAGGCGCTGTGAAGGACTTTGAAGGCAGGGCTAGTGTCTTAGCCTTATCTAGTGATGTCGAAGGGCTTAGAGCGCTTTACAGCGAGGCTAAGATGGCAGGTGTTCCCAAGAAGCTCCTAGATCAGATTACTGACATGGCTAAGGCTTTAGGGTAAAACAAAGGGGACATGACCCACAGATAGCCATGCCCCCGGTCTAACATTCTACACCAAACACAGGAGAATCATGCAGGAAGAAATCAACTGGAAAAACTTTACTGAGCGCACCTGGGTAACCGGATACGCGAAAGGCTACGGCGATGGGAGGGAAGACATGCGAAAGCAGCTTACTATCGAGCTTTGGGACTACAAAAACAAGATAATGAGCATTGACTCGGATTTAGCAGAAACCATCGAAATCACGATAGATCGCATTGAGAAATTAAAATAAGATACATCTTCTATATATAGATATATATATAGACATTATTAGGTTCTATATATAGACATTTAACTTAATAACTATATTTATGCATTAGTGTCTATATATAGCTACTAAATAACTCACACAGAAATGAGACAAAATGCCACAGATCACAATCACCGGAGACGTAAACCTAATTGGCTGGGAAGGCAAGCGCCTATCTATCTGGGAAAACTACGAAGTGCAAGGGCAAGCTAAGCCCTTCTCAAGACTATGGACATGCTGGTTCGACATGAGCCAGGTGGAGCACTTACAAGAACAAGACTGGGTAGAGATCACAGGAGAGCTATCAACGAAGATAGGCAAGTACACGCCCAAAGACTCCACCATTGAAAAGACAGTAGTCGAGCATCACATTCAGAACGCTCGATTAGTGCAAGTAAAGACAAAGGCTCAGCAGGCATCTAACGCGGCTTCTGTCGGTGGCTTCGAGAACGCGCCCTTCTAATGTTGGTAGACATGAAAGACATGAGCGGCAAGATACTTTGGACTAAGGGCTATGAGACTGGCGTTGAGGCAGAGCGAGAGCGCATACTAAAGCTACTGAGGGAACTTAGATCCAAAGCTCAGAAAGATAGTGGGCTTACAACAAACGTAAACATCAACGCGATTATTGAAATAATAAAAAGATGACTAACCTAGACCCTGCAGAAAACGTTAGAACCTTCTATCGCTTGCAAGGCGCTCAACAACAAATTAAGTTTGACTTAGACGTAATTGGCAATTACTGCTTACAAAATCACTTTGGGCAGTTTTGTCATTGTCTAGGTATTGTCAAGGCAATACAGAGCGCAGTAATTCTCGAGTGGGCACAGGCGCAGTAATGATTCAGGTATTCGTACCCGGCATACCTCAACCTCAAGGATCTAAGAACGCCTATGTCCGAGGCAATAGGGCAGTCTTAGTCGAGGCGAATAAAAAACTCCCTGCCTGGCGAAAGCTGCTAACAGAAAAACTAGAGTCAGCAAACTACTCATGTCAGCCGCTTACTGGCGCAGTATCCCTCGAGATAGTGTTTCTAATGCCTAAGGCTAAAAGCAATAAGAAAGACTTTCCCTATCAGAAGCCAGACCTAGACAAGCTGCTTAGGGCAGTAGGCGATAGCGCCACTAACGCAGGTGTCATAACTGATGATTCACAAATCTGCGAAATAGTGGCTCATAAGCTTTGGGCAGTTGATGAATCAGACGCTGGAGCACTTATTACATTCGGCGAGTATCTCGGCGTGGCGCGAGAGGTGCTAAACTCTAAAGCATAGGTTGATAGTACCCAAACACAGAGAAGGGGCATCATGTTAGAGAACTTGGTAATCAAGGGCAGAGATTACAAATGCGCTGTCCGGACACTTTTATACTCGCTCAGCGAGGCAGACCAAGAAATACTCAGAGATAACCTAGTGGACTTTAACGTATCCTCTAATGCGTTATCGAAGGCGCTTTTAGAGCTAGGGGTGAAGATAGCAGACAGCACAATTTCACGACACCGGGCAGGTGAGTGCTCTTGCTCGAGAATCTAAGCCCGGCAGCCAAAGTTGAAGCACCTAAAGGCTTTCGCCCAGCTCTTGAGTTTGACGGTACTAGCGGTGTTGCTACTCTTGCTGCTGTCCCTGGTAACGACATACCAAGCTTTACAGACTTTCTTATAGA